CTATTGTTGTATATGCCATATCGTTATCCTGTGTTCTTAATGTTCTTAGTACATATCGCTAAGAATCCTGATGGTGGAGCAAATTCAAAAACTCCTTCTCCAGCAGAGTCAGCATTACCACTAGCTACTGCATCTGTGCCAAATCTTCCTTCTCCAAAATTTAATTTTTGAGCTGCTGCATTTCCAAATCTATTGTATTCTGAATGACCTGATCTATAAAATTCTCCATCAGGTGTCCATGTGAAATGAGCATTACTGCCACTAGCTATTTGAGATGAAGATGTTGTGGTTGTAGAGTCTGGAACAGTATTCCATGTACCATTAATTCCCCACCAAATTTTACCAGCATCTAAATCAAAGGCACACATACATATCTGACCATTACTAGCCACTGTTATGTTTGAGTTAGAATTACTTGCATCGGTAAGCCATTGCTTTTGTGTGGCATCTCCTCTACCAATTAAAGTAGCAGTACTACCTACTTGAAATCCAAATCCATCTCCATTATTTCCTCCATAAAAAGGGTCTTTATAGTGAGCATTAATCATTTGTCCTGATGCTTTACTACCAGCTTTACTTATACCAAATTGACTATACATAGCTGGACTAGCATATTTAAACTCGTAATACCATTTACCTTTGGTCATAGCTAAATTACCAACTGAACCTTTTGGGCCATCTGCTCCTGTATTGGCATCTTCCCACCCTGTTCCAGCATATTTAATTGCAGTAGTAACATTAGTTTGATACGACTCGTTTCTATTTAATGTGTTAAACATATTAGATGGTGTATTAATTGATTGTTTTAAATTTCCATTAACTGTCCATGTTTTAGAATTTCCTGATGAATCAGTACCTAAAGCTCCAGCATTTTCAAATTTTAAAAAGAATCCATTAGTTCCATAAGTTACTGATGGGCTTAGTATTGGTTTCCACTCACCTGTCGTACTGTCAAATTGTCCAAACACTGTTGGAGCTAAAGCTGAACCATCTACAAAATGATAATGGGCAAGATTAAAGTCTGCATAACTATTACCAGCACCTGTGTGATGACCTATTCTTTCTACTTTATCTCCATGATTAAAATAAGTGTCTGTATTTTGAGTAAAGCCACCTGATTGAGTTGCCGTAGACCATGTAAGATTTTGTACCCCATTAACATAAAGTTTTAATCTATTAGCTTCTGTGCCTTGAGTTGTGTCAATGGCTACAACAAAGTGATACCAAGATGTGGTATCTTTAAACACTCTGTCAGTAATATATCTAAAATAATAATTATCTCCACTAGCTTGTTTTTGACTTCTAATATCAAGCTGGTCATTGTCAGTAAATTCAATATGATGAGCTGGGTAGCTTGATGGGTCAGCTACAATAAAAGCTTCCATTGTATCACTACCATAACCTAACCTATTTCTTTTAACCCAAAAGCTAAAAGTCATTGTCTTTCTGTTTCCAGCACTACCGAAGTCTTTTGTTAAATATGAATTAGCCATTAGTTAAATTGTCCTGAGTTGTCCATGCCAACCTCGATTGTTATACTAAATGCTCTGTCTGCTGTTTGACTTTGTCCATCTGTAACTCTTAATGTAAAGTTATAGGTAGTCGCAGAAGAAGCTCCTGATTCTGTACCTGTAATTGCTCCTGTCGAGCTGTTTATACTGCAACCACCTGGAAAACTTCCTGATACTTTTGAGTAAGCTAAAGTAGCATCACCTGATGCTGACACCGAAGCTGATACACTTGCACCAGCAGCAAAGCTACCAAGAGTTCCTGAAGTTGTATTCCATGTAGGTGCATCTGAAACTGTAAGTATTGCTGAACTTGATCTAACAGCTAAACCATCAGGGTTTTCTACCCTCACAAAATAACTGCCATCAACTGGTAGTGTAAAATTAGCTACAATCGTAGTTGCGTTTGTAAAGGCAACTGTATTTGCTGTAACTATAGCTCCTGAACTTGCCTGTGCTTCTACACCAGGAATGGTAACAAAACCACCACCTGATATCGTTACATTGGTTGCTCCGTTAGGAATTGTGCTTGGTGATACGCCACTTATAGTTGGCCCTGATACACCTGCTGCTACAAAACTAAGGTTTCCTGACCCATCTGTTTTCATTAACTGCCCAGCAGAACCATCTGATGTTGGCATTTTAAACAACACGCCATTGCTGTTAAACATGCTAGAAATATGATGTATGTAATTACCCATGTGAGCATGACTGCTGCATTGGTAATACAATAGACTTGGGGTGTACTCATCAACTTGGATCTGGGTATACGCACCAGCATTACCAGGCGTTCCGTTTGTTGTTACATTAGTTGTGTACGCTGTAGCTTTTGCAGCGTTTAAATAAAATCTTAAAGGGTGTCCGTTGTTACTAGAATCAGCTTGATCAAATCTATAGTAGTAAGTTTTGCCTGTGTCAGCTCCATCAAAGTTTAATACAGCTCCCTCAACACCATCAATAGTATAAGCACTACTAGAGCCTACCCCTGTATAAGGGTGTGCTGATGTTTTACTGATTACTTTTACTTCAAAAGATATAGGTGCAGATGCACTTCCCCAGTCTGATTTATAATCACGACCTCTAGTTCTAAGCACAGTTCCTGATTGTCCTGTTGTATTCTGTGTACCTGCTGTGTTTACACCTGGTAAATCTATGTTTCCTGATCCATTAAAACTTACACCACCAATTGTTCTAGCAGTTGTAAGGGTTGCTGCTGATGTTGCTGTTGCTGCATTTCCAGTAGTCGAACCTGATGTGCCTGAAGTATTACCTGTTACATTACCTGTTATATTACCTGCAAATCCAGTAGCTGTTAAAACTCCACTGTTTGAATTAAAAGCTAGATTAGTTCCTGATTTAGGTGGCAAATCCCCAGTAGCTGCTGTAACAAACAAAGGAAAACAAGTAGTATCTGTTGATTCATCTGCGACTGTAATTGTTGTAGGTACATAGTTAGATGCTGCTTTTGCATTTAATTGTGTTTGTATATTTGAAGATACGCCATCTAAATAACCTGCTTCTGTAGAAGTTACTGCTGATACGCTAACATCTCCATTACCATCTGACACTAACAGTCTTGATGCTGTTAAGTTTGCCATCTTAGAAAAGGCTATTGCTGCTGAAGCATTTACATCAGCGTTAATAATTACGCCACTTGCTATAGCTGCAACACCACCTGTTGATATTGTTAAATCACCTGATATAACTACAGGGTTAAAATTTGTTCCATCGGCTATTAAAGCTGCACCACTGGTGTTTGTACCCATAAACAGATCATCGCCTGTTATGGTTAAATCTCCACCTATGGTTGCATTGCCTGATGTTGTAAGACTTGTTGCTGTTGTAGCAGGTAAGTTAGCTGCAATGTTTGACAGTGTAACCCCAAGACTAGAACCATTAAAAGCTATTGCAAAAACAGATGCACTGTTAGGGGTTGTGGTAGTTGTTAAATCACTAAATTTTTGTGTTGCCATTTATTGTATAGTCCATGTTGTGGTTACTGTTGCTGGTACATCTTGCCAATCATCAGGAGCTATTGCATTAGAACCTTCCTGTTGAAAGATTAATCCATTCTCCGTTTCCAATAAAAATAAGTTATCTTCTGTTTCAAAATAACCTTGAGATACATTAGCTACTACAGTCCAGGTAGTCATTAATATAATCCGTAGTCAATTCTTGTTACTGGTGCTGTGCCAGAGTGCCTATCTCTTTCGTTTGAAGTTATTATGTCTGCTTTGGCTCTATCGTAAAATCCAGACCAAGTTTGTATTCTTTTATCATTTTGTAAATAAGGCTCTGCTTCAACTAATGCTCCATACAAATAAACATCTGGGTGATGGGTAAGCATGTCGTTAGTTGTATTAGAATCTGATAAAGGTGCAAATGTTTTGTAATAAGCTACCTCTATTTCGTAAATTCCATCAGGTATTGGTCTTAATTGTATATTATTTCCTTTGATTGAATAGGCTTTTGGGCAACCTGTTTGACTACCAGCGTTTAATCTATCCATTATTTCAGGAGTTAAAAACTCTAAAGGTGTCTTAGGGTCTGTATTTAATTTAATATTACGCATAGCAATATAGTCATCAGGCAAAGTATAATACTCTGTACCAGCTATAGTATTAGCTGTTACTCTAGTTTCCATTCTCCTGATCTTAAAATCTCTTTTATGCCTTGTTTCAGCTAAAGCTATAAAATCAGGGATAACATCTGTTAAATCACTTCTATCTAGCCAAGAAGCTATAGATGTTTTTAGTTCTGCATATGTTGATATAGCCATTTATTTAGCCTGTCTTGCTTTGTCATCAACCCCACCGAAATCGGGATTCATATTCGGCAGCGACTCAAAAAGGCCCGTTCGACCCTGTCTTGCTTTGTCATCAACCCCCTTATAGTTTTTAGGCCTTAAAGGACACACTTGATTTTCAGGAATAACACTTCCATCCCAACAAGTTTTAAGTGCAACTTGTGGAGTCTGTTGTTTCATTCTATTTCTTTTAAATTCATAATTAGGCATTATATTATCCTCGATGTTGTTTTTAGATATTTATAATCAGGACTGTTAAGTAGTTTCTTAATAGCCTTCATATCTTGTTTTTTATTTATATCAATTCCAAATTTAATTTTCCATTCTTGTGCAACCATTACTGGTATTCTTGCACACAAACGAAAGTCATCTCTTATACTGTGATCTTCTTCTTGTAGTCTTTTATTATTTTGTATTAATTTAGACAAGTCAGGGGATTTGTATTGTATTGCAAATTCCCCTGAATGTTCTGAAAAATGAAAGGTTTGGCCATCTCCTAGCTTTCTTTTCATCTATTCACTAAGCTCCTCAATGTAAACTATCGGTGAACCTGAAGCTGCAATACAAGACATCTTGTCAGCATTATCTACTTTAAATACTTTGGGTTCGTTAGCTACTAAGCGTATGCCAGTAGCTACTGCCGATGTAGTAGCTTTACCAAAATCAACAAATACTTCTGTTGTATTAGATGTAACTCTTACATAAGTAACACCATCACTAAAAGCATCTGTTCTGTTTGTACCTGTTTGGGTTACAGTAATCGTGTGATTCTTTATAACCTGTTGTCCAAAGCTCCAGTTGCTCATATTTATCTCCTGATTATAAAGGTTATTTCAGCTAATACAGCGTTAGTTGAACCACCATCTGTAATCATTTCAATTGTATCACCTGAATTAACAGTGTTTAAAGCTGTAGGTTCAGATGAATAAGTAGTTCCGTTTGCTGAACTGCCGTGTGCAAATGTAATGCCACCACCAGTTATTGCAACACCACCTAACTCAAAAGATAATGCAGCTGGTGCACTAGTTATAGCTCCTCTACCCATAGCTGTAATTTTTATAATTCTTCCACCATCTGGAACAACTACAAAAGAACTAGCTCCAGCAGATAAATTTGCTATCTCGCCTTTTAAAAAATAATCATTTAATGTTCTCATTAAATATTCTCCATATTAATGACCCTCGTTCCGAAGCGATACTGTTCTTCAAGGCCATCATTAATGTATCTAAGTGGGTGGGGAAACATTGGAGTGTAAAACCCCACCCTATAACTAACTGTGAGGAAAGTTAAATTATGCTGTTGTTAAATCAGCGATTTTACCACTAGCTGCTTCGTTTTTAGAAACAAGAGTATACTCAACGAGTAATTGTTTCTTCTCAGCATCACCAGTTTTCGCTAAGTCTTGAACACCGAAAGGTCTTAGATATCCGATTGACCACATTTCTGTATCAACCACAAGTGCTGTCCTTCCAGAACTTCTCAAGATTCTGTCAGCTACTACTCTAACTTCACCGAAGTCAGAAACATAAACATCAATAGTCGCAACTAAGCTTCTATCTTCTGCCATGTCCATACGAGTAGAGTTGCCAGTAAAACCAGATACTTTTTGTTTGTTGAATGAACCAACTAACAATAGATCAGGATTACCACCTTGGTCGTAACACGCTTTTAAGTTTGATTTTAAAAGAGATTCTGTTAGCACTCTTTGAGTACCATCAGTAACTGCACCTGCATCATTTGTAGCTCCGTTAGCTCCATGAAGTTCATTGGTTATAATCCAAGACTCATATGCTCTTGAAGCACGACCTGTGCCTGAAGAACCTGCTGCTGCTGCCTGTTTACCAGTCATGTCCAGTTCCATATCTCTTTTTAGTTCTTTACCAGCTTTGGCTATTTGATAAGCCATCTCTGATGTTACTCCAGCTTTGGAAACAACTTCTTGAGTACCAGTAACTACTACAGGTTTCGTAGAAATCTGCGTGTGGTTAAGTAGTCTTGATGTTGCTGTTAAAGCCCTGTTTGGAGAGTCATCGCCCTCCATTACTTTGTTAGCTGCTGCTGCTGCTAACGAGTCAGTTTGCCATTCATGTTTTGTGCCATTAGCTGAACCAGTACCAATGCTAGACATAAATGGTGTTTCTGTTGGTGAGATGTTATAAATAACATTCGCCAAGTCTTCTCTCTTATCGTTACTATCAAAAGTTTCGTAAGAGTTAGTATAAATTGCCATTTTTGATTACCTATTTAAAAAAGTTATGTATTAGATTAATTATTCAAAAGACTTTCAATAACGCTTCTAGCATCATTTAAGTGTCCTGACTTTCTTAATCTTGCTCTTTGTGCCTTAATCTTATCACCAGAGATTTCACCTTTTGTTGCTGGAGAACCAGGTCTAGTAACTTTAGGTACAACTTTAGTTTTCTTTCCAGAAATCTTGGTTGCTAAAAGATTTTCATACAACATAGCTTTGTGTAGAACATCTACAGACCTTGCATCAATTAAGCTACTAACTTCCTGTTCGGAAAATCCTTTTTTGACTGCAAAACTTTTTATACTTTGTTTAAGTTTTGGGCCTTTATCAGGATCAGTCCATTCAGGTAGTCTTTGAACCATAATTTCTTGCTGTCTGCCAAGTTCTTCTTGCCACTTAGCTTGGTTTTCTTGTTGTGATTTAAGCTGAAGGTTTTTCTGTTCATCTTCAACTGTTCTTTTATTTTCCTGAAGTTCTCTATATTGATCTCTTTTCAACATATATTCAGTTGGGTCTTCTTCCTTGAGTCTTGTCCAATCAGTTTTTGCAAGTTCATCTATTTTAGAATCTGCCTGAGTGTTAAATTGTTCAAGTTGTGATAAGTAACGCTGTCTTTCTTGTTGAGTGGCAGCTAATTCTGCATCAGCTTTCTGCCTTTGTTCGGACAATACTTGACTTTTTCTTGTGTAATCAGCTTGTCTACTGTAACCAGCTAAAAGTTCTTCTTGGGTAACTTCAACATCTTTACCATCTACTTTGACAGTGTATGTATTAAGTTCCTCGTTTCCTTCTACCTGATCTTGGTCTACTAAATCTTCAGCAGATAATCCATCAGGATTAGCTACTTCTGTTTCAACTGATTCGGACTCCGTGTCCTGTGCAGAAACTTCTTCCGTTGTTTCTGTTTCTTCTTGGTCTTCTGAACTTTGCTCCGTTGGAGTGTTCATCATACCTTGAAGGGCTGCTTGTGCTGATCTAACATCAGTTACAGGCACACCACCATTAGTGGATTCTTTTACAGGGATATCATCTTTTGCCATGATTATTTACCTCCCTTTAATTCGTTTTCAACTATTTTGCCATTTTCCATTGTATTTACAAGTACATTTTGTGCTGTAAGTACTCCTCGAAGTGAAAAATATAAAGATTCTCTTTTACTAGATTCTTCTATTTCTGTTCTAATCCATTGTTGAAAGATATCGTTTTGGATTACTTCGTATGATTTAATTAATAAAGGGTCAGTTAATAACCTTTC